GAGCAATATGATGAAGCAAATAAAAGGAAACGGTGTTGACACATTTGACCCCTTGAATCTTCAGTTATACAGCAACACTAATATATATTGTCATAATAAGCCGCTCATAAAAAAATACATACAACTCGCAGAGAACAACAATCAAGCGTATGACCTATGCTTTTATAAGAAGTTGAATACGCCCCCTAATTATGGCGGCCACATGATGACCGATTGTGAATATATAGCAATTATAGGAAGTCAGGCACCTATTAGTGGACTTGAAAAAGAATTATATTCAAAATGCTATATTGGCAATAAAGACAACGATAATAAATTGAGTTATTCAAAACCAGTCAATTTGTGTTCTAAGTTTATTCGGCTTTATAGCAAAGAAAAGGTTCTTGATTTGTTTGGCGGTAGTGGTAGCACGCTCATAGCGTGCGAACAATTGAACCGTAAGTGCTACATGATGGAATTGTCTCCGAAGTATGTTGATGTGATTATCAAGCGTTGGGAAGAGTACACAGGCAAGAAAGCCGTTAAGATTGCATAAAGGAGGTGTAAGCAATGGCACAAATGGGCAGGCCAAGAAAGCAGATAGACAAGACCGAGTTTGAAAAGCTATGCTTTCTGCAATGCACGGAACGCGAGTTTTGCTCGTGGTTCGATGTGAGCGATGAAACGCTAAACAAGTGGTGCAAAGAAAACTATGACGGCAGGACTTTTTTGGACGTATTCAAGGAAAAAAGAGAAAACGGCCTGATTAGCTTGCGCCGGACGCAGTTTCAGCTTGCCGAGAAGTCACCTGCAATGGCTATCTTCTTGGGGAAGAACTTGTTAGGGCAGACCGACAAGATGGAGCAGACAGTCAACGATGTAAGCGAGCACAAGGGCATAACGATTAACTTCGCTGATAAGGGTGATGGCAATGCAGGTAACGTTCCCGACAGCGTATAAGGAGTTATTCAGACCGCACCGCTATAAAGTCTACTATGGCGGCAGGGGCTGTGTAGATGAAGATACAGAGATAAGTACGCCGAGTGGAAAAGTAAAAATAAAAGATTTTAGCGGTGGCTTGTTGTATGCGTATGATGGGGAAAAGATAGTTGTTGCCTTTGGAAGTAAACCAAAAAAATATGATGCCGAGAAACTATATAAAGTCTCAACGGCATCATATAACATTACGGTTACAGCAAATCATAGATTTTTAACTAATCGAGGCTGGTTAAGGACTTGCGACTTACAAATCGGCCAAGACTGTCTCGCGACAAGCAGCGCTCCTTCGCATACTTTTCAAGAATCGTTTTCCCCTTTGGCGACCAATTCGGACACTTACCTGCAAGAGTGGCTGAAAGATGCTCTTGGTTGTTTGCAAAAAGTTGAAGGTTGGATATGTCATTATTGGCTGGATTACCATCGATGTGGTGCACCACCTCAGACGGTTTCAGGTATCGCCCTAGGTGTTCTTCCATTACAAGACGATGAACAGCTACATATGAGCCATACTTTGTCCCGTAAGGATGCCCAGGAACGCGCTTATATAAATGCCCTGTTCTGTCACGTTTTATCCCTGAGCGAAAGTTGGGGCGTTCATCGAGACGAGGTGGGAAAAAATTCTGCATATCAGGAAAGTTATATCTGCGATAAGTTTTCTGAACTGTTTTCGGAGTTACACCGAGTATTTCAGCAATTTCATGGCTGTAATAACCCTGTAAGCATAACTCGTAAATTTTCCGAACTTGTTCGGGCTTTCTACACCCGCGCAAGTCAAGATGAAAGTTTTCAAAGAGCTTTTGAATCGCTTGGGTTCTCTTTTGACGATAGTTCATATTCCTACTCCCTTCATGGCTGTAACCTCTCCCTCCATATTATAACACAGGAGAAAGTTAAAAGTATAGAGTATGTGGGGGAAAAGTATTTTTATGATATACAAGTTCCGATATATCATAACTATATCGGTAATAATATCGTGAATCATAACTCTGGCAAAAGTTGGTCATGCGCTCGTGCATTGATATTACTTGGATACGACCGCAAACTAAGAATACTTTGCACGCGTGAGATTCAACGAAGCATAGCTGATTCAGTTCATAAGTTACTGACTGAGCAAATAGACGCATTGGGACTTAACTATTTCTATGCTATTACACGCGATTCAATCAAGGGCGCAAATGGTACGGAGTTTATCTTTAAGGGCTTACACGCTAACAGCCAAGAGATTAAGTCAACCGAAGGCGTAGATATTTGCTGGATTGAAGAAGCAATGAGCGTTTCCGAGGATTCGTGGGCGGTACTCATACCGACAATCCGAAAAGAGGGCAGCGAAATCTGGGTTACGTTCAATCCCGATAGCGAGAAAGACCCTGTGTACCAGCGGTTTTTGGTTCATGGCGCAAGTGACGCCTATATACGAAAGATAAACTATGATGAGAATCCGCATTTTCCCGATGTGCTGCGCAAGGAGATGGAGTGGCTGAAAAGTCGCGATTATCAAGCGTATCTGCATATCTGGGAGGGCGAAGTTAAGAAGCACAGCAACGCTCTTGTCTTCAATAATTATTTCAAGGTCGAAGAATTTGAAACGCCTGCAAGGACACGCTTTTATCATGGAGCTGACTGGGGATTTGCGAATGACCCGACAACGCTTATTCGTTGTTTCATAGATGGCAAGCGGTTATACATTGACCGTGAGGCGTGGGGGATTGGCGTAGAGATTGACCGAACCCCAGCACTCTTTGACACGATAGACACGGCGCGTAAATGGCCTATCAAGGCTGACTGCGCAAGACCTGAAACAATCAGCTACATGAGGCGCCAGGGATTCAAAGTAAGCGCGGCTAAGAAGTGGGCAGGCAGTATCGAGGATGGCATTGAGTTCCTAAAGACGTTTGAAATCGTGGTTCATCCCCGGTGCAAGCACACAATAGACGAGCTTAACCATTACAGCTACAAGATAGACAAGCAGACAGGCGATATACTCCCTGTCATTGTCGATTCGTGGAATCATTGCCTCGATGCGCTGAGATATAGCATGGATGGGCTTATCAAGGGCAAAACAGGCGATTGGAGCGCGTTGATTAGCTAAAATGCTAAGATTATGCAGAAAAATGTATAACAGTTTGTATTTTCCGAGCAGATTTGATATAACCCATGAATAAAAATACACAAAGGTGGTGACATAATGGCAAAAATAATTCACAACGATGGCTATATTAACACGGTGCTCGGTCATGGCATGAAGCAAACAGACCCGTTTGCGATGGGCAGGTTTGGCGGTGTTAATAGTTGGCTCGTTGATTACCGCGAAGCCGATAACATGTACACGTTCAACGGCTTAGCGCGGCGCATTATCTCACTACCTGCTGACGATGCCTTACGCAAAGGCTTTGAGCTTAAGAGCAATGGTGAGGACATCGATAAGGACACGATGCGCAAGCTAAAGTCACGGCTTGAAGATATGGACGCTAAAAAGCAGTTAGGGCTTGCGCTTAGTTGGGACAGACTTTACGGCGGTGCTGCGGTGCTGATGATTGCAGATGATGGCGGAACGTTGGAAGACCCGCTGAATCTGGCAAGGTTGCGCCGGATTGAGCGGCTGGACGTGTACGAACCGGAGGCTATCAGCTTCACAAGCGCAATGCTGTATACAGACCCAAGTGACCCGAACTACGGCAAACCTCAGTTTTATAACATCATCGGATTATGGGGCAATGCGTTCATGGTGCATGAATCGCGGTTGCTCCTTTTTCATGGCGGTGACATCTCAAACTACTACCGCAGGATGAGGAACGGCTGGGGCGCGACTGTGTTTGAGCAGGTTCGGGCAGAGCTTTTGCATTATGCAGGCGGCAATGACCTTGCTTTCATGGCTTTAGGGCGGTTGTCTCAGGGCGTGCTAAAACTGGCCAATATGAATGACCTGCTAATGAATGACGAAGGCGAGGCGGCAGTACAGAAACGCCTGCACTTAATCGACATGGCGCGTCACATGATGAACACGTTGGCGCTTGATACCGAGGACGATTACGACCAGAAGAACATGAGCCTTGCAAGCGTTGACAAGGTGCTTGATGAGTTCCAGCAGGCCGTCTGTTCTGCTACTGGTATTCCTGCCACGCTCCTGTTTGGTCGTTCTCCTGCCGGTATGAACGCAACAGGGCAGAGCGACTTAGAGACCTACTACAATCTTGTAGAGGGCATACAACAACACACGTTACGGCATCCGCTGTCACGGCTGATTGATGTAATTGCTAACTGCTCTGAGTACGGTATCAACCTGCCGCCCGAATGGTATATCAAATTTGAAAGCCTTTGGAACGAGAGCGAAAAAGAAGAAGCTGAGACACGCAAGCTCAAAGCTGATGCGCGACTTGCCAAGGCTAATGCGATTAACACGCTCGTACAGGCGCAAGTGCTTGATGTGTCAGAAGCAAGGGCAATGCTTGCAGAGGATGAAGATTACATCATTGACCGCACGATTGATAGCGTGATGAATACGCCAGTTGGTGATTGATATGCTGATATATCCGAAAGTCAAAATACAGTATCCAATGAGCCTAGAGCGTGA